TGATAAGTCTCGCGAACGTTGGTCTTTGTCAATACAGCGTTGGTCGCTTGGGCTTGAACGTCCGTTCCACCCGTGAAAGATAGACCAACATCGCGACCAGTAATTACTGTGGTTGCCATTTGTTCTCCTAAGTAGTTTGTGTGTAATAGGTGGAGACGCGAATATCAGCGACTAATAAATTAACCGCTCCCACTTGCGTAACCGATGGCCGCTCTACTGGGCCGACTGTGTAGCCGTCCGGTATAACTGCCAAAACTGAAAATATCAACTGCTCAAGATTATCAAGAGAAGCTGGGTTAGAAAGATAAGCAACTCCGCAGGTGATTGTTAAATTAATCTTTGCGTGAATTGTTGAGTCGTTAATTGTGTTGAGTTCTAGGTAAGGCGAATCCGGCACAAGAATAACCGCTGGAACTTGCACAGCTTCGGGCACATACGAATAAACGTTGGCCGACACTGACCCGAGTGCAGTTGCCAGCGGTGTCCGGATAGAAGAAAGAACAGTTGAGGCGGGCATTATCCCACCATTGTCTCAACGTCGAGGTAAGGCCCAAGAAGGCCAGTTACTTTAGCGAGAAGGTTCTTGGAAAGACGATAGGGAGTTACTGCGAAGTCGATTCCTTCAATTGATCCGCCAGCTGCGGTTCGAGCTTGGAAGATTTCGACAGAGATAGCCAAAACTGCAGATTCAACGTTGGGATTGCCGACGTAGGTCGATAGTCCAGAGAGCGCAGCGTTTCCGGCTGGGATAATGTTCTTTTCCAGTATGTCTGCATTTGTGATGGCTGCGGTAAATACATAGTCGGTAATTTCGTCGTCGGTTACTGTGTGAGTGCCATTAAAAGGAGATCCGCATCCAGTAATTACGACGGATTGGCCTTCGGTAAATTCGTGAATTGTGGCAGTCTCAAAATAAGCCACATTATCTTCTAATTTTACTTTGTTAATTTTGCTTTGAAATGTGACGAGCATTGGGAGAATTAGATTCTCACTTGTGTCCACAATGTCGCTCAAATAAGCATCTGAATATAGGGATGACGAGACGCCAAGAATGGTTCTCAGCTCTGTAGCCGTGACTATTGTTGGCATCTCGCCTTCCTTTCGTTCTAAGGGGTTAAGCCCTGCTCGGGAGCGGACAGGGCCTAACTTTTAGGATTGACTAGTTCTTGTTGAAGTGGCAAGAACCGTTAGCGACCTTAACTGCAAGTGCGCCGTATCCGTAGTATGCAACCTTGACTTGGCCTGTCGCAATTACGTCAGCGCGGAGCTGGAATCGTGGTGATTCATACCAAGTGTAGGACTCTGGATTGATTACGAACATTGAACCGTCACCTGTGGTGTAAGTTAATGCTGAAAGTGAGCGAGATACATAGAGGTCAAGACCTGCAACGTTTCCGCGTAGTGACTGTGGGCTTACCGCTCCGCCAGCGTTTGATGGTGCTGTGGCTGTGTAGATTGGTCGGCCATTGTCGTTGTAGCTCATAATGTTTGCCCATTGTTCTGGTGATACTACAAGTGAACGAGCAAATCCGAGGCTGTTCTCATAAACCTCAGCAGCGCCCTGCGCTACGAAGCCGAGAAGACCAGCTGCGGTGTTGTCTTGAGCTGTTGGTGCAAGTTGTCCAGAAGAGATGATGAGGTTTGTAACGTACTTATCGGTTTCCTTTGCATAAGCAAATTCCATCTGACGTACGAGCTCTTCGAAGAACAATGGTGAAGAACGATCCAAGAGTTCTACTGAGAATTCCTGTCCACCAGCAAATTTCTTTACTGAAACAGATAGGAAAGAGTTTGTCATTCCGGTCTCACCAATTGCTCCTTCTTCAGCTACTTCTGCAACTGTTGGAACTGCGGTGATTTTAGGAATTTCGAATGTCATACCAGCAGCTGGAAGAACTCCGCGGCTGATTGCATCGATTGAACCGCGATCAGCATTTGATAGCGGATTAATGATTTCTGCGAGCTGTGGTGTTGGAATCAAGCCAGCATTGTTTGTTGTGGTGTCATCTGCTGCGCGAACATAAGCGCGAGCATTGTCATCACCAAGCGCAGCGCGAACGCTGTTCTCAAGATATTTCGCCTTTGTAAACTCAAGGCGAGGAGCGGTGTAGAACGCTGGGCGTGGCGCAGCGGCTTCCACCTTGGCTGCTTCTACCGTTTCTTCGGCAGGAGCAGGAACGGTAGTGTCAGACACTTGTTCTCCTTCGGTTGGTTTGTCCTCTTCGGCGGTTGCCGGAGCGGAATTTTCTTTTGGTGTTTCGTTTTCGGACGCAGCAACTTCGCTAACGCGAGCTGAGTCAATTGCAGGATCAGTTACTAAAGAGACTTCATCAAGAGTTGCTGAAGTAATTTTCATTACGCCAGAAGCATTAACCCATTCGTTAATTTGTGCTCCAACGCTAAATCCATCGCGTAGGCCTTCAGTTGCTTCAATTAAAGCATCTTCGCCGGCCATTGTGTTAGCGATTTTGAAAGTAGCAACAATTCCATCTTTAGTGACTTCGTGAGCGACCATTTTTCCAATTGGGCGAGTGCGGTCGTGCTCGAGTAGCAATTTGACTGGCTTCATTTCAATTGAGTCGGCTGCGAATACCGTTGGACCAACTGAAGTATTGCCTTGCTCATTCCAAGTAACAATAGTGCCGCTAATTGTGCGTTTTACTGTATCGGCCGCGGTTACGACCATTGGCATATTAATTCTCATTAGGAATTAAGTCCTCTTCTCGTTGAATCTGCTCAACGCTCATCGCGCCGATACGATTTAGGATTTCATAAACTTGAGCGCGTTCCAATGCATTACCGCGAAGGAAATCGTCAAGTGCAAAGCGAGTCATTACAGGATTAGGTACAAAGTCCGGCAACGACAGTCTTTCCTCAATTGCCTTAAGAATTGGGCGAAGTGAGAAATCAACTAGTGAGCGCCGCTCCGATACCGCGTTTGAATAAGTCATTGAAGTAGTTTCGGCGCTCAAGAAGTAAGCAGGGATGCCACAAGCGCGAGCTAGTTCCAGCGCGACGTATTGGCGAGCCTCTGCAAGCTGTAATGACTTAGGATCAAAACCAAATTCTTTAAGATCAACATCAGCGTTAAGGAAAGCTGTTGAACGAGATTGACGAGCAGTTTTCCAAGCGCTGAGAAGTGACGAAATTCTTTCAGCAGTTAAATTTGTGCCATTGGATTTAATAACCATCGAGGGTGCTGGTTCTTTAGCGTAATTTACTGCTGCGTTCTCAAGATATACCGCAGCTGCAATTGTTTTACCAGCTCTGTGAAGTAATCCCTCGTCTGGGCCATCAAAACGAATGATTGAACCGACGCCGGTAACTGGTACGGAAATACCATCGACCTTATAGCCTGTAATTTCTGTATTCTTGTAATTTGTGTCGACAGTTACCCGATCTGGACTAATGCGAGTCCAAGCGCGAACTCGACCCCCATCAGTAGCCGCATACATTTCCAAAACTTGACCATAGCCAACACCGTATAGCCAAATATCCTCGGCCAACCAATTATAAACAACAAATCCAGCAACTCTGGGATCTGGTTGATTGATAACTCGATGTGGATCTACATAAGCGCCAGTAATGCGATTGAATGTTGTCAAAGGTAATGAACCAATTGTTCCGCAGATAATGTTGCGAGCTCTAGCGACTGATGGAACGCTCATAGCTAATTGGCGAGTTGTATTTGTTGCTCCGCCAAGAATGTTATACACAGAATCCGAAATTTGAATAGGGGTAAGAGCAGCTGTTACATCAAGAGGCTTCTCAGCCTTGACTGCTGTTACTTGTGGAAAGAAGAAATTTCTGATAGCACCCATTACCTCAGAATTGTAAGGGGTGTGTGCTACACAATTACAATATCAACACCATCATTGGCTTTTGTGGCGTAATGAGTCGCCATAGCCGACGCAACAGCTCCACAGATAACCGCATTACTGACTTTGCGACCCATTACCCAACCGCCGTCACCGAAAGGTAGTTTGACGGCGGATAGGCATTGTTTAGTCAGCTCATCTTGTCCCGAGTGAGCTAACCGCTGAGATGAGATTGCTCCCAATAACTCATCGCAGCTTTGCGCATAATCAAGGCCATCTATCGGCTCAGTTCTGATTCCTGCCGGTGCTAATCGCGCAGCAACGGCCGAAGCGGTTCGGGCTGAGTAGGCGACTAGTTGGACGGGATACTTTCGCACCCATTCAGCTAGATCGTTAGCCAAAGACTTATCGTCGAGGTTAGACGGGTTATGCCAAGTCTGCAACAGAATGACTTGGAATTTATCGCCTTCTAACTTTTGGCTCGCTACTAATGCCGCTTGCTTTCTATCAGGACTGAGATCGATAGCCAACCAAGTATCAGATTCAGGGTTGAGCCGAAGCCCCTCAACTTTGCAGCTCTCCCATTGTGACGGACTGATAACAGGGTTAATCGTATCGACCCATTGACATAAGACTTCTGTGCGCACAATATCTTCGGGATCTGACAATACGGCGCGGATATTGTCGGGGTGAACTGTGTAACCAAGTGACGGGTTAGCTTGGCAGACACCTAGCCAAAACTCCGGTGAGTTATCGAACTTTAAGCCGTTAGGTGCAGACCATTCGAACCAGCCAATATCATCAGAGCCGCCGTGAATTGCGGCGTATGCTCGCTCGCGTAATTTGTTTAAGACTATCGAGTGTTGATCTCCAGCATTGGAATAAACCCATATTTGAGGATTTGGGCTAGCCATTTGGGTATAACGCAAGGCAGACCAGACATCCTCATCTTTATATTCGCGAGCTTCGTCTAAGTGAATGGTTTCAGGTGCGGCGATACCTCGACCAGCTGAGTTATTGGCTCGGACTATGTATCGACGGCCTTCTGTGAACTGTAATTCTTGAAATCCTTTACTTTCCAGCTTCTTAGTAAACTCGGCAGCAAGTCGGGGAGTTGATTCAATAATTCCGTAAATCTTGTAGAACAGTTCCGCGGACGTTGTGAGCTTGTGGGCTGTGTGGACTTGTAACTTTTCCTTGAGAACGTAAATCCTAAATAAAATCTGAAGCGCCATAAAGGTCGATTTGCCTTGTTGACGTGCGCACAAAAGAGTTACGACTGGATGTGCCCATCGGCCATCCGCTTTGTATTTAAGCGAGTGATGAGCTAGCCATTGTTGCCAAGGAAGCAACTCAAAGCCGATTTCTTCGCAAAACTTAATCATTTGCTCGCCGTGAGAGGGTAAATCGCTTAGTTTTGTGTGAATTCGAGGGTTTGGCACACCTCGGTAAGCCGATTCATCCCTAACTCGGGCGATCTCAGTTGATTGAGTCATATAAATCCATTTTAGTCCGAATAATGCTTGGCCGAGCCATTTTCAGGGAAAATCTTCCCGATGGGGGTCGTGGG